GTTCGTCGGCCATTCCCCTTATTTCCCTCGCAACTGCTGTTAATCCGCTCATTCTTGCCCCCTCAGTTTGGTTAGCAACTGTTCACGAATTTTCACGGCTCGTTTGCATCTTCTCGAATTCAAATGTTTCAACAGATAGGCGCTTAAATCTTTCATGCTATGCTCTTTGCGTTGTTGCATGATCCCCTCCAATTGTTGTTTTGGTCGAGTGATTTAATGCTATCCGAAACCGGATAATTCTGCAACTCTTTTTTGTTTGACTTTATATATCGGGAACCGGATAATTACCCAGATGAAGAAAGAAGATGTTATTAAATATTTTGGAACGCAGACCGCAGCCGCAAAAGCGTTGGGATGTTCGCAGTCGAGAATCTCCGAGTGGGGGAAATATCCGCCAATCGGCAGGCAGTATCAGATAGAGTTATTGACGCAAGGGAAGTTAAAGGCAGAGCCAAAAAGAAAGACGAAACGAAAATGAACTGAACCCCTCCTAATCCGCTTCAGCGCAATGCTTGGCGGATTTTTTTTAACAACGAGGATGCATATGAAGAACAAACTGATCGGCTTGTGCATTACATCTATTCTCATTTCCCCATTTACGGTTAAAGCAGATCGCATCGACGACATAAAGGCGATGGGCCGCGCGGCGTATTGCCGATGGGCGGCGGGCTATGTCATAGAGGGATCGCTCGCGCGGCTTCGCGATAAGCCGCTTATTTTTCGATTGATGAGCCAAGAAGATCGTAATCTCGAAAAGGCGTCTGGAGAGCCGCCGACCGAAACCATCAACCTTATTGATGGCGATAAATGGACAGAACAAGAAGTCCTGCATGTCGAGCGCCATATCACGGAAGGCTGGAGGCTGATGGATGCTTATATCAAAACACACCCAAAGCTAGTGCCTGCTGATGTCGAGCCAATGATTGGCGTGAGCGTGCGTAATTGTATGCAGAGGGAGGCAACATGAAAGCAAGCAGAAAATGCGGCAAATGTTTACAACATCGCGAGCAGTTCGGCGGTCATTTCATCCTCACCAATGGCGTTCAGCTATGGACCTGTGCGGAATGTCTCAAGCTTTCCCCTAAGCGCTTCGGCTTTCTTCGGCGCAAATCAAAGGAGCAAATGCAATGATTGAACTTTACATGCTATGGCTGATTTTCGGCGTTCCCGGAATGATGATCGCATCGCTGAATACGCCGACCTCGGAAGCGAGCGATTCCGATGAATAGCCTCTTCGCGGTCTCATTGCTAGCGATTGCCGCAACGCTTCCCGCCGATATTACGCAGAAAGAAGGCGTCACGGTTCAGCAATGGGCCGAATATGCCAAGCAGAATAATTGTCATCAGGTAGACGCGCATATGTGGGTCTGCGAGCCTCCCGAGCAATTTAAGCAATATTTTTGGATCGCGGGATAGATTGCGCATCTTGAATTCGGGATGTCACTAGAATAATTCGCTCAACTCGACTCAACATAATTCAACCAGTTTGATAAGAGGAGCAATCAATGTACGCCAAAGTATTTGCTCAGATGTACGACGGTTCTTTATGCACTAATGGTCCATGGCAAGCTTTAGTCACCTTCCAGCAATTCCTGGTTCTCGCCGATCAAGAAGGATTTGTCGATATGACGGCAGAAGCGATTTCCAGAAGAACAACCATTCCGCTCTCAATCATCGAAGCTGGCATCGAAGAACTTTCGAAGCCGGACCCAAAAAGCCGAACGCCAGATCATGATGGACGCCGCATTATCCCTATATCCCCGGAGCGCGATTGGGGCTGGATAGTGGTTAATTACAAGGTTTACAGAAGCCTAAAGCGTGAAATAGACCGGCGTGATTATCATCGCGAATACTGGCATACCAGGGAGAAAAAGAGACCACTCAACACCACTCAACACACACAACCAAGTCAACCTATAGCAGATACATATGCAGAAGCAGATACAGAGGCAGATACAACAAAAGCATTAAATAAACTTACTAAAGAGAAGAATGAGAGTTATGTCGGGCAAAAAGACCGATTGCCCGACGTCTCCCCGCTTTGCCCTGCAAAAAATGAAAACCGGGAGCTCAAAAAGAAGGCAATCGCCATTCTCGAGTTTCTCAATAAGAAAACCCGCCGAAAGTATCAGCCGGTATCAGCCAATCTCGATTTGATTGTTGCTCGCCTCAAAGATGGGGCTTCTGATCGTGAATGCCGGTTCATCATCACCAAGAAATGCGAAGACTGGAAAGGCGATGAGAAGATGGATATGTATTTGAGGCCCGCAACGCTCTTTAACAAAACGAAGTTCGCTCAATACCAGGGGGAAATCAATTATGGCGACGAAGAACGAGTTTGAGCGGGCTTGTACTGAATGCGGGGAGGTTTTAAGCGATAGCGCGAAGTTTTGCCCCGGCTGCGGACAGGGGCGCTCTTGGGGGAAGGGGTCGCTAAAAACCAAGATCGCGGAGAAAATGGGGCGCAATAAAGAAAACGTCCAATTCGAGCCAGCCCCCCAAAATTGCCAATGGGGTAACGGCAATCAATGCGCGTATCCCGCAAATGTCTCCCATTCGATCAGCGGCGGCGGACCCTACTACTGCCGCTTCCATGTATGGCCTTCCGATCACACGGAGGCAGTCAAGATTGCCGTTGAATCGCGAAACAAACAAAAGCAAATCTTATATTTCACGCCAGCAAAGGCTCCTAACACAAAGACTTTCACTGCCGAGCAGATTAAGGCGGCGGAGAAAACCGCTGCCGTGAATGGCGGAAGGGCCTGGGCGCTGAGAATTATTAAACGCTATCGGGCTGGCCAGAACGTCGAATGGTATCCGCTCAAATTGTCAATGGATGCGCTCCGCATCGATGTGCCTTCGATTATTGACCGTGAGCCAGGATGTGATGACGAGGAGGCGTCTGCGGCATGATTTCTAGCGGATTGAGATATGCGTCACATCCAAACCGCTCTCAGCAACGCTATCGTCATTCATATCCGAGGGGGAGTTAAATGGCAAAAATAATCAGCCCGAATTGTCCGAAATGCGACCGTGTGCTGCGGTATATCACTGGCGGCAAAACCCATAAAGGCCAGCAAGTTCGTTATTACGACTGCCAATGCTCGGCGGCGTACAAATATGTCGAAGGCAAGCTGCTGCCACGCGCCACGACAAGAGGCGAGCGGGTAGTGATCCGCGACGCGGCTCCAGGCGCTCGGGTTTATATCGATGGGAAGTTTGTTGGGATTGGAGGCAAACGAGGCGGCGTATGCTCTCGGAGTTAATCTTACTCAGGCTGGCGCAGCTCGAGGCGTATGTCGAAGCCTACGAAAATCCAGAACAAGACGAGGCAAAGTACAAAGAATTGCTGAATGTGAAAAAAGAAATCCGGGAATTAATTTCAACAAAGGAGGAATAACAATGTCGCAATCGCTCACCCCGCTTTATTCGCTGCTTGTCTTCGCCCTATTTTTCTTGGCCCTCCTCTCTTTCAATCCGCATTGGCTGATTCGCCGCTTTTCAAAGCCTGTGCGCCGCTTTAGGCCGTCAACACTTCAGGCGGTCATTCCAGAATGCCGTTTCGGCCGCAATAGAGACCGCTCAGAGCCTTTGTTTACGATGGCAGGGGGTAAGGAGGGTGCATAAGCGACCGGATAACCACGGAGGAGCCCGCAAAGGGGCTGGAAGGCGGCCATTAATCGAAAAGCGCCCGAACTCGGCGAACCCGAACGGCGTAAAAGATTTTGCCACCACAGCCGAAGCTTTGGATATTCTGATGACGTTCGGCGCGAATCACATATTTGTGCGCCGCGTCACTTAATCAGAGGCGGCATGACTGATGACTCGGATGATCGGATTACCTGCGTAGATTGCCGGCGGCTGAATAACGGAGAATGTCGGGCGACGCGATGCCGTCCGGTCAGAATGCAATTACGCCGCTGCGAGCATTTCTCGCCGCTTCCGCATGTCGAAGATCAGCGAAACGGCAAAGAGCGTGGTTGGACGACTATCCAGTTAGTGGGGGACGATAATGCTTATAAATCGGGGAAAGAGCGTGGCTGAAGTTCTCGAGTGCGGCTGCTGGGAATGCTCAGTATGTGACGGAACCGGGTTTAAACAAGGGGAGCGGCCAACGCAGGCGTTCCCTTGCGATTGTTGCTGGGGTTCTGGGCGGATGAAGAAATGCCAGGACTGCGCAAGGGCGGCGAAATGGCTAGCGGAACAGAAATAGCCGAAGCTCCTCAGGAATGGAGCGCCGTGATCCTGGGGGAGACGGCCAGTAAGGCGAACTCTCGCAAAATCGTAGTCATTCGCGGCAAGCCTGCCGTCATCAAATCAGATAAAGGACGCCAATTCGTGGCGTCTGCACTATTTCAGCTCAATAGACAGCAAATCGCGGGATCATTAAAGCCGCTGGAGGGGCCGGTTTTTGTCGAGATGGTGATTTACTATCGAACGGAACGGCCCGACCTCGATGAATCGCTCGTGCTTGATGTGCTCCAGGGGTATGCCTATCGTAATGACCGGCAAGTCAGAAGCAAATGGATAACGCATGCAATCGATAAAGAAAATCCAAGGGTAGTCGTGAACGTAACTCCAATAAAAAAAGGAGGAATTTATGAAGCCCGTTATCACCGCAGAAAAATTGAGGGCGCACGCGAAGCCTCATAAGGCTGGGAACAAGGGAGCTCGCTACAAGGAGCGGTGCGAAGGATATGCGTTTCTCACTGCGCCGCCTAAGCCGACGATCCAAAAGGCGCGAGTGGTGCAAGGATGGAGGTCCAAACAATGGACCCCCGACGAAGATTAGGCCGATTGGTATTTGGCGTACAGAATCCTGACCGCCTCGCGCAGCCCGAGCGAGATTTCCGCGCGGTCATAGGTCATCACGCCAATCTCGCGCGCCTTCGCAATGGTGTCATCGTCCAATAGAACCTGGACGCGGCGCGTTTTGACTTTATCAAGCGCCGATCTGCCGGCATGTTTTCGTTTTCCCCCTGAGGTCATAATTGAATTCCCCCGATAAAATAAACATAAAGAAAAGGCGCTCCGACAAAGAGCGCCACCACAAGAATGCAGAACAGCTTAGTTTTCATAGTTTCCCCTTGTGAATGCGGATAACGGCTATCCGCGCTGCTGAAAAAAGGTTATGCGAATCATTAAGCAGCCGCGCCATCTCTTCGATAATGGCGATGGTGCGCGGCGCTTTGGCGATCCTGGCGGCTTTATGTTCCGTCTCCATTGTCAATTTCCCTCGTGTCGATGCCTTCGTTCGTTATTAGGAACTCCCTGGCGCAGCCATCGATTGCTTCCCAGTTGCGGAGATGAATGCATGGCGGACGCCCATTGCTCATTTCATACTCGGCGTCATACCCCCAGGATTCGAGAATATGGCGCTCTAAATCGGTACCGCCTGAGACATGATGCTTGTTCAGAAACGCTTTGATTTGTTCCAGTCCATTATCGTTAATGACTTTTACGATAATTTTCATGATGCGGATTTCTCGACGGAGACGATTCTATCGAGGGCGACCCGAATTCCCTGCCGCACATCGTTTCCGGACGTCGCGCGGAATCCGTTCTTGGTTTGCTCGCAGCGCAATAGAAGATGATCGCCAGTGACCCATTTGCGTCGAGTTTTGCCGCGCCAGACCTCAGCGCGCGACACTCCAGGCAAACAGGCCACGTTGACGCATTCGCCGAGCGCGACGCCTCTTCGACGTTTTTTGTAAACTTTACGGGTTTGTTCAACAGCGACCGGGCAATTATGTGAATCAAATGCGATGACGAAGAAAATACTCATGATTATCCTCTTAGGTCTGTTGATGTAAGCCATAAACCGGCCTCCTCCGTCGATGCGAAGGCCATGAATCCGCCATCACATCGATAGATTTCAGCGGCCCATGGGCGCAGTTCGTCGGCTAACTTCAAATTCTCCTCGGTGGTAAAGCTTGGGTGATCGGGGATAAATCGGGATTTCATGATTTACGTCTCCTGTTCGTTAATCGTTACTGTATGGTTTGAATCATGCGCCACAATCAAAGCGCCAGCAATCCCAACCGACGAACGGCGGAAGAATAGTGGCATTTGTCACAACTTTGCGTATGTTATGTGGCTTGGAGGACTCATGCTTACCGATAACCAGTTGCTGCAAATCAATTTGATGGTAGGAAATGGCGTCTCCTTGCGCGATGCTATTCGCTCGGTATCCGGGTTGGCGCTAGACGATAAGCTGCGTGATTGGATATTGGCGCATCCAACAGCGGAAAGCGACTACCTGGAAGCGAAAAAGTGTTTGAGTGGCGAGAAGAACTAATTGACTAACGGGATAAATATTTAACTCAATATGGCAGCCGGAGCCCCTACAGGAAACAACAATGCGCGCAAAGCGAAAATCTGGAGCGATGCGCTTAAAGCTGCATTGGAGCGTAAGACCGGAGATCGGCGCAAAGCGATTGATGATCTGGCGGATGCCTGCGTCGCGAAGGGCATGGCGGGCGATATAGCGGCAATCAAGGAAATTGGCGATAGGCTCGAAGGCAAGGCCGTTCAGCCGACATCTCATGTTGATGATGATGGCAATTCGATACCGATGTCCATTGCCATAGAGTTTGTAGCCCGTGGGGACAAATGAGTGGAGCGCCTAGAGCAAAATTCCCGGAGAAATTGGGTTTCCTCTTCGAGCCAAAGCGCTACAAAATTCTCTATGGCGGTCGAGGAGGCGCTAAGTCTTGGGGCGTCGCTCGTGCTCTGCTTATTTTGGGCTCTAATCGTATATTGCGTATTGTTTGTGCTCGGGAGTTTCAAAAGTCCATCGCAGATTCAGTCCACCAACTCCTCTCAGACCAGATCGAAGCATTAGGTCTCGACTCATTCTACGAAATCCAACAGACATGCATTAAAGGCCGGAACGGCACGGAATTCGTATTCCATGGCCTGAAGCACAACATCAACAATATCAAATCGCTCGAGGGCTGTGATATTTGCTGGGTAGAGGAGGCGGCGAATGTCTCGCGGGCAAGCTGGAATAAGCTCATCCCGACAATCCGCAAGGATGGCTCAGAGATATGGGTGACGTTCAATCCTGAGCTCGAGACCGACGAGACCTATGAACGCTTCGTGCGCTCTCCTCCCGATAACGCCGCTGTGGTTAAGATCGACTACTCAGACAATCCTTTCCTGCCGCAAGTCCTCAGAGATGAAATAGAGCAGCTTCAGCGCCGCAATGTGGACGATTACTTGCACGTATATGGCGGGCATTGCAAGCAGACGCTGGAAGGCGCGATCTTCGCTGCGGAGATGCGAGACGCAATGAAGGGCGGCCGCATTTGCCGTGTCCCATATACGCCGACCAAGCCGGTCAATACATTTTGGGATTTAGGCTGGAGCGATTCAGTAGCAATCTGGTTCATTCAGCGCATCGGCTTTGAATACCGCGTTATTGATTACCTCGAGGACTCACAAAAGACGCTTGGCTGGTATATCCAGGAATGCCAGAAGAAAGGCTATGTCTACGACCTCGATCATTTCCCGCATGATGGCAAGCACAAGACACTAGCGAGCGGCGGCAAGAGCCTGGAGCAGCAGGCGCGAGAACTGGGACGCAAGGTGCGAACTCTCCCGACTACGGCGCTATCGGCGCAGATCAACGCGGCCAGGACAGTCTTCGCCAATTGCTACTTCGACGAGGACAAATGCGCCGACGGCCTCAACGCGCTGCGTCATTATCGTTATGAGGTCGACGAAAACGGCCAGTTCTCCAAGACACCATTGCATGATTGGTCCTCACACGGAGCAAGCGCCTTCATGTCGTTCGGCATTAGCGCTAATGAACGAGCCGAAAGAAAGAAGACGCCGGAGGAACATATGCGTATGTTTGGCGGGCATGATGCGGGATGGATGGCTAATTAATGAGCGCTAAAGACGACAAGGCGAAGCTTCAAGAGATTCATCGCCGCTTTCAGCTTGCTGAGGATGCGGAGGCTGATGCTCGTCTTGCATGGCTTGAAGACATCAAGTTTGCGCATGTTCCCGGCTATCAATGGCCGGATCAGCTTCGCAAGCTCCGTGAGAACCCGACGGCTCCGCGCCCCTGCCTTGAAATCAACGTGGCGCAGCAACATGTATTTCAGATTACGAACGACATCAAACAGAATCGCCCTGAGATTAAGGTAAGGCCGGTATCGCCTGACGCCAGCAATGAGGTGGCCGAGATATTCAACGGCGTGATTCGGCATATCTGGGAGCGCTCCGACGGCGATACGGCGCTCGATGTGGCCGTGAATGGCGAAGTGGCTGGCGGTTGGGGCTACATCCGTATAACGACCGAGGTTACGAATCCAGCGACGAACGAGCAGGAACTGCGCATCGTCCCGATCTACAACACACTTGCCGCCTATGCTGACTCGAATAACCTTTCTCCGGTTGGCATGGACAATAACTGCTTCTTCTTCGTCGATAACATCCCGCGCAAGAAATTCGAGGCGGACTACGGCAAGGAATCCTTTGCTGGCGAGTGGAAAGAATCGTCTTACGGCGATGCAAACGCATGGGTCAGCGAAGATACCGTGCGAGTCTGCGAATACTTCGAGATGAAGGAGCGCAGCGTCAATGTCCTACGCTTGATTGATGGCTCGGAAATGATCGAAGCGGATTATTGGGCCGAGTATCAGGCTGATATAGATCGACCTCCCGTCATCGCCAATCGTGAAGATGTCGAGAAGTATGTTCAATGGACAAAATGCACATCATTTAAGATTTTGGAAGAGAACGAATTTCTATCCGACTTCATCCCCTTCGCGCGTTTCCCTGGCATTTACACCGACATTGAAGGCAAACGCTATTGGAAGGGCGTCATCCGCGATATGCGCGATCCGCAGCGCTCATTTAATTACTGGTGGAGCACGTTTACCGAGACGGTGGGATTGCAATCGAAAGCGCCATGGCTCGTGGCTGCTGGGGCCATTGATGGCTATGAAGCGCAATGGTGGCACGCCAATTCGAGCAATCAGCCTTATCTACTCTACAACGCCGTAGATGAGAGCGGGCAGCCATTGCCACCGCCACAGCGCAATCAGCTCCAGGCAGCGCCGCAAGGCGTAATCCAGGGCATGCAGATGGCGGCAGATCATGTGAAGATGTCCAGCGGGCAATTCGATGCAAGCATGGGCGCACAGAGCAATGAGACATCGGGGCGTGCGATTGTGGCGCGGGATCGTCAATCGGATAACGCCACATATCACTATGTGGATGGAGCAGCGGCTGGCGTTCGGCATCTTGGGCGCATCCTTATCAGCGCCATCCCTAAATATTACGATACCAAGCGCGTGCTCCGGATCATCGGTGAAGATGGCGAGATTGATACGGTATCGATTGATCCGGAACAGAAGGAAGCGGTGCGCGAGATACAGGATAGCTCGGGCGAAGTGCGGAAGATTTACAACCTGAATGTTGGGAGATACGACGTTATCTCAACATCCGGCCCATCCTTCAATACGCGCCGACAAGAGGCGGTCGAGGCCATGACGACGGTATTGCAAGGCAATCCGCAAATGATGCAGCTCATCGGAGATATTTGGGTGCGAAACCAGGATTGGCCGGGGTCTGAAGAAATGGCGGAACGCTTGAAGACGTTATTGCCGCCTCAAATTCAGCAATTGGAAGCAGGGCAGCAACAATTGCCGCCGCAAGTCCAACAAGCCATGCAGCAAATGCAAGCGCAAATGCAACAAATGGGACAGGCGCTACAGATGGCGCAGGCGGAAGTACAGAAGCTATCGGCGCAGCAGCAGAGTAAGGCTGCCGAGATAGAAATTAAGAAGATGGAAGTCTATATGAAACAGCTTGATGTTGAGACGACGAAGATCGAAGCGGCTGCGAAGGCGACTGAAGCGCAAGCCAGGACGCAAGAGGCGCAGGCTGAGAACATTCGCTCGCTGACGCAGCCCGCACATATTCCGCATATGGAGCCCTAACAATGAAAGAACTCTGCATCTCCCAGGCTCCCAATGGATTCATCATCTACCGTAAAACGGACGGTGGCGGATCGGATGAAGTCCTGGCGGTATTCAATCAAATGCCCCAGGTAGCCGACTTCCTGACGACTTACTTCGGGCCAGCGGCTTACGTGAAATCGACGCTAAAGGACCGATTAACATCGCTCCAAATTACGCCAGCAATGATGGAAAACGAGGCGGCGCGGCTGCTGAATGAAACGCCGACGGTTCGCACTATTGTGGATGCTACAAACGCATCGGTACGCATGCTGGTGGGCATTGACCGCATTGCCGCTTCAGAAGAAACCAAGATTCCAGAGGGTGATTTATTCCTGTCGCTCAAGGATTTTTCGGATAAGCACATTGTGCCGTTATGCCGAAAGCTGATTCAGAAACGCATTGCAGTAAATGTACCGGCCCAAACGACCGGGTAAATACGTGGAGAAGTTTAAGCCATGAACGAGCAAGACCTGCAACAACAAGGCTCCCCGGAGCCGGTCGAGAATACGGGAGCGCCGACCGCTCCAGAAACCACTTCGCCAGCTCAGGCGTTAACTGAGATCGAGCAACCGAAACGCGAGAATGGCATCCAGCGCAGGATTCGCGAACTCGTCGAGGAACGGAATGCGGAGCGAGCCGAAAGGCAGCGTTTAACCGAGCGATTGCTCCAACGCGAAGCGCCGCAGCAGTCCACGACATCGCAAGCGCAGGAGGGCCCGCCAACGCTGGATAAGTTCGATACATACGAAAAGTATGTAGCGGCTTATGCGCGATGGGAGGCAAAGCAAGTCATCGCGGAAGAGAGAGCGGCGCAGGAACGGCAGACGCAAGAGACAAAGTATCGCGACATGATCTCGTCTCAGCAAAAGCAGGTAATGGCGCAGCAAACGCAATTGCAAACAGTTATCGAAGGTGCGGAACGCAAATATCCAGACTTCTATGACAAAGTTTTCAATCCATCCTTGCCAGTCACTCCGGTTATTGGCCAAGCGATGCTCGAAAGCGATGTCGGGGCGGATGTGATGTATCACCTTGCGACGCATCCTGCGGAATTGGAGCGCATTGCAAAGCTTTCTCCGACCTCACAGTTACGCGAATTCGGGAAGCTCGAATTGACGCTAGCAAAGCAGGCATCCACAGCGCCAGCGCCTTTGGCCGGACTCAGCGGCAAGAGCACTGCTGCAACTGATAAGCCGTCGGAAAAAGACGACATGGCGGCATGGATTGCCAAACGCAGCAAACAGGTGCATCGGCGACCATAAAGCAGTAACGATGTAGCCGATGCTTGTAACCGTCGGGATGACGGTTTGATCCGATAGAGGCTCGCTAAATGCGAGTCCCATGGAGGCTACAAAATGAGCAATACCTTACTTACGATCGATGAGATCACGCGGGAGGCTTTGCGCTTAGCGCACGAGAAAGCTTCCTTCCTCGGCACGATTGACCGGCAATTCGATGACTCGTTCGGCGCGCGCGGCGAGAAGAACGGCGGAAGTTTACGCATTCGCCTTCCTACTCAGTACACGCGGCGGCAAGGTTCGCGGGTCATGGACGTTCAAGACTCCGAACAACAAAAAACAACCCTCACCGTCGCGACACAAGACGGTGTTGATATGCGCTTCAATTCGTCCGAATTGGCGCTCTCTCTCGATAACTTCTCCAAGCTGCATCTCGAACCCGCAATGGCGACGCTGATTTCTGGCATCGAATCGGATGTGCTTCAAGGCTGTACCAAAGCGGTTTATAACACTGTCGGCACAGCCGGAACGCCTCCAACCGATTTAGTGGCATGGGGAGCGGCGCGAGCAAAATTGAATAAGGGATTGGCCCCGAAAGACGGCAATCGCTTCATTCAGTGCGATTCGGTAACGATGGGCGGCATGGTCAACGGGCTGAAGGGATTGTTCCAGGATTCAGGACAGATCAAGGAGCAATACCGCGAAGGCATGATTGGCCGAACTGCTGGCGCTGATTGGTACGAGAACGAGCGCGTTTGGACCATGACCAATGGTAACGACGTGACCGGCTCAACCGATGCGGCAGCGCTGGTAACGGATGGCGGAAGCACGGTCGACATGCACACGCTTGTCCCCGTCGCCTCGCAGAACGTCGGCGAAGTCTTCACGATTGCTGGCGTCTACGCCTGTCATCCGGAGACCAAAGCGGCTTACTCGCATCTTCAACAATTCGTCATCACGGCAGTGGGCGCAACAACTACGACCGTTTCCCCGACGATCTACTTGACCGGCGCGAAAAAGAATGTGTGTTCGTCAACGGGCGCAACGCTGCTTACGACTGACTTCAACGCGCAAGTGGTGACATTTATCGGCTCCGCATCTACCAGCTACGTGCAAAACCTGATGTATCACCGCGATGCGTTCACGTTCGCGACTGCCGAGCTCCCCTTAATGGGCGGCGCTGCATCGTGCGTGCGGAAGACGTATGACGGGATCAGTTTGCGCGTATGGCAAGACGGCGACATCCGGAACGATGAACTCTTGACTCGTATCGACATCTTGTACGGGTACTTGGCGCAGCGTCCGGCTTGGGCATGCCGTGTCACTAATTGAGTGATTTAATTAGAGAAAATGGAAAATTGGAAACCAATAGAAAGCTGCTACGGATTATACGAGGTCAGTTCGATTGGGAGGGTTAGGCAAGGCAAAGGAGGCCAGCGCAGGAACGGCCGTATTTTGAAAACCACTCCTAACGCACAGACTGGATATGTCCAGCGGCGGATTGTTCTGGATGATGGGTCGAGCACTTATGCATTAGTGCATCGTCTCGTTGCTGAAGCTTTCATTGGTCCAATTCCAAGCGGCATGCAGGTGAATCATTTAAACGGCAACAGATCGGATAATCGAGTGGAGAACCTCGAAATAGTCACATCCAGCGAAAACAATCTTCATGCATTTCGTGTATTGAATCGAGAAACGCCGAAAGGCGAGAAACATCCGATGGCGAAATTGACGGAAGAGATTGCTCTGGAGATTCGATGGTTATTCGCAGTGGGCGCAAGACAATTCCAGCTAGCTAAGGAATACATGCTTGATCCAACGGTTATCCGAGATATTGTTCATCGCAAACGATGGAAACATATTTAACCAGGAGATTATCATGGCTTCGATTGAACAAGTAACCTACAACTCGCCCGACGGTGCGACGATGGGAAGTAGCGGCACGGAGAAGATTTCATTCTACGGCCGTACGCCAATCGTTGTGCAAACAAAGCCTACGGCCCTTGGAACGGTTGTTTTCTCACAGATCGCTACAAGCGGTAAGTGGGGATTCAGCTCTAGCACGGTCGCAAAGACAGTCGCGCCTCGGATCGACTCGATTTGCACCAAGCTCTATAACTTGGGGCTGTTCTCGTAATGGCGAAGCTCTACCACGTGAAAGGAATGGGGCCGAAAGGCCCCAAGCGTGCCTTCCTGGCGATTCCAACCTATGACAGTAAGCTGCATGGCCCTTGCCTCTATAGCTTGCTGCAAAGCCTGCCGATGCTGGAAAAGGCTGGTATTGGCTATGACGTGTTCGTGCTTGGCGGCAATTGTCATGTGGATGACGCAAGGAACGGCTGCGTCCGCGAATTCCTGCTGACGGACTGCACGGAGCTCGTCTTCATTGATGCCGATGTGGGCTGGCGTCCGCAAGATTTGGTAACGCTCATTAATCACGACCGCGATGTTGTGGCTGGCGTCTATCCGAAGAAAAGCGACGATGAAGATTTTCCGGTTCATGTGCCGCCTAATACCGATCTCTGGTCGGATAAGGATGGCCTCGTGGAGGTATTTGGAGCCCCTACCGGCTTCATGAAGATCAAGCGCGAAGTCTTGGAGAAGATGTGCAAGGCGTTCGAGCACAAGCAGTATCGCGGGCAGAACAAAGACGACCCGAATCACGATGCGCCGTACACTATCCTATTCGAGCGCACATTCGATTCTGGTTATCGCCTCTCCGGCGATTATGCCTTCTGCTTCAAATGGCGCTTTATGGGCGGAAAGGTGCATGTCGACCCGAACATGGTTTTTGTGCATGAAGGCTTGAAGGAATGGGGCGGATGTCTGGCCGAGTTCTGGCGGCGTAAATATGGCGTCGAGGCCCAAGAGAAAGAAGCGAAGCTAGACAATGCCGTGCGTCGACTGCGCAATGGCGAGACGGCAATTGAACTATTCGATGATTTGATTGCGGCATGGAATAACCCATGGTCGGCAACATCGGAATTTCTGCAAACGATCTACAAATGCGCGCTAAATGCTAAAGGGCCAGTGCTTGAATGTGGCTCCGGCATTTCAACACTTGTGCTTGCTATTGCCTCAGAGAAGACCGGGAATCGGTTAATCTCCATGGAGCACGAGAAAGGCTGGATGGTGGATTGCGAGAAAATCCTCGAGCGCTTCTCGTTAAATAAAGCGCCAACCGAATTAACGTATTCCCCATTGATTGCTGACGCTAAAGGCAGCTGGTATTTGCCGCCAGAGGTTGGCGAATTGGCGCTAGTAATATGTGATGGCCCACAGCGCAAGCATGGACGAGAAGGCCTCTATCGAATCATGGGCGGGCTGATGCAAAACGCAATTGTCATCGCCGATGATTTTGACGATGAGAATGAAATAAAGCATATGGCTGAATGGTCGCAAGCCAACGACCGAAGATTTGAGGTTGTCGGCGTGCAACGGCCTTTCGGCGTTTCGATGAGGAAAGCAGCATGATCTATTGGGTAGAGAGCGATGAGCATGGTCGGCACCCTTGCTCTGATCGGAATGAACTAGAGCAATTCCTCAAGGTGGGCTGGCGCGAGATTGGCCCGCCTCCTTGGGATAAGAAGGAGCCGGTTAAACAAGGCACGTTAAAACTCTCGCAAAAGGGCAATAAATGACAACCCTCGCATCCGACATCATCAATCGCGGCTTACGCATCCTCAAGGTTGTCGATAGCGATTCAACAGCGGATGCGACGCAGCTTGCGAATGGCTTAATCGTTTTGAATTCGCTTATTGATGAACTGAATGCGGATGTCGCTACAGTATTTGAGGAAGTCCAGGAATCATTAACGCTCACTGGAGCGACAAGTTATACGATGGGTTCTGGCGGCGCTCTCAGTACGACATGGCCAGCTCATATCGTCTCATGCTTTACCAATCATTCGAATGTCGATTATCCGCCGCTGAATATCGTTACCAAAAGGGAGTGGGACGTCATCCAGGGCAAGACCGATGCCGGGTTCCCTACGGTCTTATGGCTAGATGAAGCCTACCCGCTCATGGCGTTGCATTTCTGGCCTAACCCGGCATCCGGAACGGCTTATATCACGTCAATGAAACAGATCACCGAGTTCGCGGCGAGCTCGACAGCGCTATCGCTGCCGCCTGCTTATCGGGAGATGCTGACATGGAACTTTGCGGTTCGTTATTCGCCAGAGGGCGGCGTATTGACGCCGCAAACAATGGCGCTCGCCGCCTCGACGCTCCGCAGCGTTCGCAAGCGTAACCGCAAGATTCCAGAGATGCGGCTCGAAACGCCGGGATTATCTTCTCGCTTCGGCAGTACGATCTTTTCGGGGTAACGAATGCCAGCCATTCGCAAATCGCTTCCTGTTCAACTTTCAAGCCGCGACAGTACGGCGGCGAAGGATGGATTGCTCACTAATTGCTACGTAGAAACGACGCCATCCGGTCCATGCATCGTTAAGCGTCCGGGCTATACGCTGTCGGCGTCATTAACAGCCGGACAGGCGCAGGGCGGAATCACGTTCAACAATGCGGCGCTTTGGGTGATTGGCGACTCATTGGCGAGCACGGTCCCGGCGCTTCCATCCGGCGCAAGCTGGACAGCAGCGACGACGCCGACAAAGCCAACCAATGGCTCGACTATTGGTACTGCGCACATGGGATACTTGGTGTCGGATGGAACAAATTTATTTTCTATTGGCGGTGTCAATAATGGAGATACATCGGTCAACGTTTATAAGTCTGTTGATAACGGCGCAAATTGGACAACGGTAGCGACTGCCGCATTCTCTGACAACAATCTTTCATATGCGAATTACGCGGCATGCTGGTTTTCTGGCAAGATTCGCGTCATTCACAAGAATACATCGACCGGGAAAATGGAGGCTTATTCATCTCCAACCGGGGTGACTTGGACTAAGGATAGTTCGGATATAGGGCCGGGGGCTGTTTCATTTCCTGCAATTGGGTATGTAACAGATGGCGCGACGCTGTATGCGTTCTTCGGGTCCAATGGCGGCGGCACAGATGGGCAGGTGTGGAGCTCTACGGATGGCGTTACGTTTACCTCAAGGACGACTAACCCAGGGTGGAAAGGGCGAGACCTCGCGTCCGTAATAGTTGACGGCAATGGGTATTTATACGTTATTGGCGGAACGACAGGCGCGGCAGCGCTCAATGATGTATATAAATCGACCGATCAAGGCGTGACATGGACATCTGTTACCGTCGCAACAAGCTTCTCGGCTAGGAAAGGGGCATTGGGACTTTATTTCAATAATAAGTTATGGATTATTGGGGGCGGGACATACATTTTCAGCGCGGTCTACAATGACGTATATAGTTCATCTGATGGCGGGGCAAACTGGACAACAGTAACGGCAAGCGCCGGATGGTCCGTAAGAGGTCGCCCGTCAGGATGCGTGCATAACAATACATTATATGTTGGCCCAGGTCAGGGAACAGGAAGCGCTATTGTTGCAGGGATGTATTACGCATCATCAGGCGGCTTGGCCTTGCCTGCATTGCCACCGATAGCCAATCAACGCTTCTCAATGTGCTTAATCCCGGCGACTGCTTCCGCTGTAGCCAGGGTATTTCTAAAGACCAATAACGCCGCTTATGTTTACGACACAATGACGATAACGCGGGTTACTGACGCCGATTACCCGGCGGCGACCGTTCCCGGGTGCGCCACGCTCGACGGCGCAGTGTACGTCATGGACTCGAAGGGCATCATTTACGGAAGCGACATAGGCGATGCGACAAGCTGGAACGCGCTGAACTTCATTAGCGCCATCACTGAGGCTGACGCGGGCGTCTGCTTAACGCGGATGCTCGAATTGATCGTTGCGCTCAAAGATACAAGCATTCAATTCTTCTATGATGCTGGCACTTCGCCAGGGTCCCCATTGGCGAAGATGGATAATGCGTTGCTCGAGATCGGATGCGCATCGGCGCAAAGCGTCGCGCAATCGGAGAGCGCGATTTACTTCATCGCCAAGACGCGGCAAAAGGGACGCAAAATCGTAAAGCTTCAGGGCTTGCAAACGGCTGATGTTTCCAATCAATGGGTAGACCGCATCCTGAACGCTGATGATCTTGCTACCGTTTACTCGTTCGTTGTGAATGTGGCGGGGCATGTTTTCTATTTCCTGACGCTGAAGACTTCCGCAATCACGCTCGTTTGTGTGGATGATAAGGCATGGTTTAAGGCGACGAAGTTAACGGCGGCGGCTCCAGCATCTGTTTCAACGGCTGTGGTGCAAAGCGATGGGACTGTGCTCGTGACAATGGGCTCGGCGCATGGGCAAGTCGATGGGGCAGTCTGCACAATCGCCGGAGCAACGCCTTCCGCTTACAACGGACAGGTTTATATTCGTTACGATACGAGCGTTCATTCGACAAGCCAATTCAGCTATGTGCCTTCATCGAATCCTGGCGGCTCTATCACTGGAACGATAACCGCGACTTTCTACACGAGCTCTTACTTTCCTGGCGTTTATTACGCGCAATCGGCGAATTCCGATTTGATCTTGGATGAAACAACGGGGCAGGTTTACGCATTCGACCCGGGAACGTACCAAGATAATAGCTTGCCGATCAGTGTGCATATCCGCACAGAGAAAGATGATTGGGGAACGCTGAAGGATAAAAGCATTTCCGAGTTAATTATCGTCGGCGATACCGTCTCGAGCGTCATGCTCTCACGCTATACCGATGATGATTATCAGACCTTCTCGAAATATCGCCGCATTGATCTATCGAAGAAGCGCCCAAAACTGACTCAACTCGGCTCAACGCCGCGACGTGCGCATGAGTTCAAGCATAGCGAGAATACGGCATTGCGCCTCTATTCCGCCGAAATTACTGTTGATGGCTGGGGCCAATGAGTACGATAGGGAGCTCGCCGCCCCCTCCAGATAGCAATACGCCGCTGAATAGCGATGTATGGCGGCGATGGCTTGCGCGACTTCGCGACAAACTCAACACGGTTCTAATTGCTCCGGTCAGCCTGACGACGGAAGTGACGGGCACGCTTCCGGCGACCAATGGCGGCACTGGTATTGCATCCTATGCGGTCGGCGATATTCTCTATGCTAATACCACAACGACCCTTGCAAAGCTTGCTGATGTAGCTACTGGCCAGCTCATTAAGAGTGGAGGCGTCGGCGTTGCGCCGTCATGGGGCGGATTCTCGGCGACGGGAGATGCAACCGGAACATACGGCGCATCCGGCCTTCCGCTCACCCTTGCGACTGTTAATGGCAACGTAGGTACGTTCGCATCGGTCACCGTTAACGGCAAAGGGCTTGTAACGGCGGCAACTGCGCTATCGGGAGATGCAACCACATCAGGCGCAGCGCTCACGCTCGCAACGGTTAATTCGAATGTAGATACGTTTGGCTCTGCAACGCAAGTTGCGCAAGTAACCGTCAATGCGAAAGGGCTGACTACTGCTGTATCGAACGTCACGGTAACTCCTGCCGCTTCCTCCATCACAGGTGCTGGTGACCTTACCAAGACGGATGATACAAACGTCACATTGACGCTTGGCGGAACGCCTACGGGCTCTCTGCTGAAGTCGGTTAGTTTAACCCTAGGGTGGACTAGCACTTTAGCCGTTAGCAGAGGTGGAAGCGGAGCAGGAACGTTTACGAACCATGGGATTCTACTGGGACAAGGAACGAGTGCGTTTGCCGCTACTGCGGTAATGACTGATGGGCAACTTCTTGTTGGGCAGAGTAGCGCAGATCCGATTCCGAAAACAATAACTGGAGATGTGACATTCACGGCTGCGGGGGCTTCCGCTGTAGCAAAGATTGCCGGAACCACTGTTTCAGGAACTACAGGGACCGGGAACGTGGCGTTTAGTGCTACACCTACATTTACAGGCACTCTAAATTGCGCAGCAATTACCCCAACAGGATTAGTCGATATAAGTGGTTCAAGCGCAGGACAGATCAAGTTCCCGGCAACACAGAATGCTTCTAGTAATGCGAATACACTGGATGATTATGAGGAAGGTACATGGACCGTTTCAGACCAGAGCGGCGCTAGCCTATCGTTTACAGGTGTGGATTGCACATACGTAAAAATAGGTCAATTTGTATTCGGGAGGGCTTTTTTCACCTACCCCGCGACGGCAAATACGAACGTGGCTAAATTGGGGGGGTTACCATTCACCGTTACAGGGTTTTCTAGCGCTCTAGTCCAAACAAACACAGCAACTGTCAACCTAATGATACAAGTTACGGATGGGACTACTCTAATGGATGTCTACATAGCAGGCGCAACGCAGCAGCAAAATAATGTTTTCTCCGGAAAATATTTCATAACTAATCTTGTTTACAGGGCAAGCGCTTAACCAACGGGGCGGGTAATGAAAACTACCATAATCGATCAAATTGAAATCACTTCTCAAGGACATGTGCAGGTTCGGATGAAGAAACTATTCGTCGATACTGATGGCTCAGTTACTGAGCTAGGGTATCACCGCACATTGGTTGAGGTTGGGGGAGATTGCGATAAGCAAATTGGAGTGGTGAATGCTCACCTAGCCCAGATGGGTTTTGGGCCGGTTTCAATAAAAGAGATTGCCGCGTTGAAGGCGCATGCGCAACTGGCTGCAACGCCGGAACGAATTGCAGCTTATAGAGAAATCTTAGCAGACCAGCAAAAAGAGCTATCTCCCCAGGCATAACGGCAGATAGATATGCGTATGATATTTCCGAACAGGAGGCGCACATATGAATGATTCAGGAAGTTTCGATTGGGGGAGCCTATTCCAGACGGCAACGCCTGTCGTGAATGCGCTCTCCAATTATTGGGCGGGCAATCAGATAGGAAAGGCCGGACAGGCGGCGCAGCAATACGCCGATCCGTTCGGCGCATATCGTCCGCAATTCGCCAATGCGCTGGTTGGACTGCAAAACAATCCGAGCAGTGTGGCTAATCTTCCGGGCTATCAATTCGGCCTCGATCAATCGCAGGAAGCCCTACAGCGAGCAGGAGCCGCAAAGGGCTATCTTGGCAGCGGTAACATTCTTAACGAGCTACAGAAGAATGCTCAAGGCTATGCAAGCCAGCAATTCAACAACGAACGCGATTTTCTGGCTCGCGCATCCGGCGCTTACAACAACCCGGCGACCGCTGCTCAGTTCGGGCTTCAAGGCCGACAGGATCAGCTCGGCGCATATAACCAAGCGCTCGGCAGTTTCGGGGCTCCGAATGGCGCAATGGGCGGCGCGGCTGGCGGCGGAACCGCAAACTCTCTGCTGAATATGGCGAAAACCGGGAAACAGCTTTATGACGCATACGGAACGATGAACGGCGGCGGATCGAACTGGCTTAGTGGATTATTTGGAGGCGGCGGCGCGACTACAGGCGCAAGCGAATTAGGCGCTGGATCGGGCGGCGCGTTCGACGCATGGGCGGCGACTCAACCGGGAATGGAAGCATCTTTTGGAGCGGCTGGTACTGACGCGGCTGGCGCTCTTGGGGCAAGCGCGTCAACGGATGCGGCTGCTGGCGCGGCTGGCGCAGAAGCGGGCAGCGCCGCAGGCAGTGGAGCGGCGAGTACGGCCGGTTCGGTAATGCCGTTATTGGGGTTTGCCGCTGCAACTATGGCGCTTATCGCGCATGACGATAAGCAGACAGCAAAAGAGCAGGCTGGCATGCGAGAACATGGGCAGCAAATAGCCAATGAACTTTATTCTCGGGGCTTCAATCCGTCGACCATTGATAGCTCGAAATTATGGAATGCCGGTCAGGGAGGCTACGGGGAATTCAATCGCAACTATCTCAATCAGATCGGGCTTGGCAATTTAGGCTATGACGACGCCTCACTAAACGATTATCTGTTATGGGCGGCTCCGAACTACAAGCAGAATGTCAGCACGCTGTTCAATATGAACATGCAGCCGTACCTCAACAAGCCGCGTGAAGAACAATCCGGAGGCTAGACCATGCCATTTATGACACCCATAGATGCCGCGCAACGAGCGCAGCAGCTCTACAACGATACCTCGCAGGTGCAGAGCGCGAACGCGCTGCGCAATATGCAATTGCAGGCGGCACAGAGAGATTATGCAAATCAAGAGGCCATGCAAAACGCCGTTCGCAATTCGGTCGGCCAGAACGGACAGATTGATTTCTCGGGGATTCGAAATTCGCTTTTGCAAAACGGCAATATTGATGCCGCGCTGAAGTTCGATGCCATGGCGAATGCCGAAAAAGCGAAACAGGTTATGCGGGATGTATTGAGCGGGCAACAACAAGCGCCGCAGCAATCAATCGGGCAGACCGATATGCCGCAACAGCAAATGGGAACGGCTGCGCCGATGCCGCAATCGCCAGGGCGTAATAGTACCTATCAGAAGTATTTGCAGATCGCCGATAAGCTTTCTGGTCTTGGTATGGGCGACGCTGCGACGCAATACTATTCGCTCGCCGATAAGTTCAAACCGGAATTGAAAGAACAGAAAGTGCTCATGCAGAACGGGCAAAGAATCGTTGTGAATTATTACAAGGACGGCACGGCGGAAGTGCAGCCTTATCAGCCGGACCGGGAAAAGCTCCATTTCGGCGATACTGGGGGGCAGCTTGTAGGACTTGATCCGTATACAGGCCAAGCGGTCACAGGCATTCGAAAGACGATGACCCCTGGCGAGATGGCGACCAATGCGCGCAGCATGGAAGCAAATAATGCTGGTAAATGGACGTATGACGCCGAGCGCGGTTTGGCGATTAATGCGATTACCGGAGAGGCGCGGCCAATCAATATGCAAGGCGGCCCAGCCATTGGAGGCAAGGAAAAGCCGTTAACCGAAGTTCAAGGAAATGCGACCGGGTTCGGTATGCGAGCAACGAAGGCGAACGATATTATTGGCTCACTGGAACAGCAAGGCGTTACAACCCCTTCATTGATAAAATCCGGCGCGGAATCCGTGCCGCTAATTGGCGGCGGTCTTGGTGCAATTGCTAATGCGACAGTAGCAAATCCGGCTCAACAAAAGGTTGAGCAAGCGCAAAGAGATTTTGTGAATGCAATTCTGCGTAAAGAATCGGGCGCGGCAATTTCTCCGAGCGAATTCGAGAACGCGCGCAAGCAATATTTTGCACAGCCGGGAGATTCTGCGCCTGTTATTGAACAAAAGCGCGCAAACCGGGAAACCGCGATTCAGGCGTTACGCATACAGGCTGGTCCAGGAGCCCGGGAAATAGGGCGCACCGCTGCGCCCAAACAGACATTCGATGCGCCGCCCGATCCGCGCCAATATACGGGCCAAACGATTCGCGACCCGGCAACGGGGCAGCGCCTTCAATCAGATGGCTCTCAATGGGTACGGGTTAAATAATGGCCTGGGTACTTGAAGGCGATCAGCCTCAACAGAAAGCGGCTCCAGCGTCGCCGAAAGGCAAATGGGTTCTGGAGTCTGCGCCATCAGAATGGGACGATTCCGGCCAATTGCCGCCTACGCCATCCGACAATAAGACTTCAGCGCCGCAATCGTCCGATTCTGGACCTAATGCATTGCAGCGGTACGCTCATGGATTCCTCAACCCGGTAATAAGCCTAGGGCAAAATATGCAGCATGGAATTGAGTCCTATGCAAAGGCGAATCCGCTTGGCCCTGTCGACTTGATGAATAGAGCCGCAACGGCAATACGTGGCGCAATCGGCGCTCCGGCGACGGCTGCGGATGTCGATAAGGCGGTGGCGACTCGAGAGGCGGATTATCAGGCGTCACGGCGGCAACCGCAGACATTGAGCGGTCTTGTGTCTGGGGAACAGCCGCCAGAGCCCGGAATCGACTGGTTGAATATTGCCGGGAATGTAACGAACCCGCTGAATTTCGCCATCCCTGGCGGGGAGGCGGCGACCTTGCTTGGTCTAGCCGGAAAGGGGGCATTGCAGGGCGCAATATCCGCTAGCCTACAGCCTGTAACTTCTGGCAACTTTCAAGATGAGAAGTTGAAACAAATGGCGCTCGGCGGCGCAGCTGGCGGGGTCATCAATCCGGCGATCCAAAAGATTGTCGCGCCAATGGTGGCCGGGGCTGTTAACAAGGTTTCGCGGGCATTATCAAAGGAAGCTACACCTTCAGCCGAAGCGCAACTGCAAACCGCAGCCGCATCCATGGGCTATGACTGGCAGGATGTTCCCTCGCCTATTCGCGCATCGTTTGACGCGGAAGTACAGCGAGCCGTTGATGCGGGGGGCACAGTAGATGCGAAAGCATTACTCAGAAAATTGGATTTCGAGCGTCTCGGCATGAAGCCCACTCTCGGCCAGATCACGCGAGAGCCCGGGCAATTTACACAAGAGCGGAACTTGCGCGGCATTGAAGGCGCGGGTGAGCCACTCACACAGCGTTTTAACGAGCAAAATTCGGCGCTCATCGAACAGCTAAACAAGCAGGGCGCGGCGGAAGCGCCCGGGCAGTTCTCAACATCTCAAAACCTCATTGAGGCGCTAAGAAAATCCGACTCCGGGCCAAAGCAGGCAGTTGATGATCTCTATGGATTGGCTAGGGGTGCGGAAGGCCGACCGGCTGCTCTCGATTCGCAAGCATTCCTTGCCGATGTAAACAATAAGCTTAGAGAGTCCATGCTCTCAACGGCATTACCGTCTGAAGCGCGTAATCTCATTAATGGCATCGCAAAGGGAGAAATCCCGCTTCAAGTTGATACCGCTGAGCAGTTAAAAACAGTGCTCGGAGACTTAGGAAGCGGCGCATCCGTATCGAACGCCACACGTAAAGCGCTCGCGTTGGTTCGCTCATCATTGGATGCTACGCCGATTTCAACGGATGCCGGAGTAGCCGCAAGAGAAGCATTCGATACGGCGCGCGCCGCCGCTTCCGCGCGGTTCAATCAATTGGAAGTTACCCCTTCGCTGAAGGCCGCATTGAACGGAGAACAACCTGATAAGTTCTTTCAGAAATACGTGCTAGGCGGCACTCAGGCCGATCTTCGCAATATGGGGCAAGTATTACCACCAGAGGCGAAACAAGCGGTGAACAACGAGGTGGTCAATTATCTGAAGACCAAAGCTCTTAACGGGGCAAGCGATGAAACCGGCAATTTCTCGCAGAGCGCTTATAACAAAGCATTACGCGATTTAGAGCCAAAGATTGCCGCCATCATGCCAACCGATCAGATTGAAGTGCTGCGACGCATTGGGCGCGTAGCGAGCTATATCCAAGCGGCTCCGGCCGGGAATTCTGTCAACACATCCAATTCGGCCGTGGCGGCGCTCAATATGCTCTCCAAGCTCGGCAGCGTGCCATATATCAAAGATTATTTGGTAAAGCCGCTCCAAGGCCATGCGCAGCGCGGGCAGGTGGAGCAGGCGCTAGCGGCGCGCATTCCTTCGACGCCCATATCGACTAAGCAAGTTCTGTCTTCGGCGCAGATAAATTCGATTTTCGGGCATAGCCCGAGGTTGCTCGGAATGGCTTTGGCCTCGCAATCGACGCCAGCAGGCGCGGACAATGTTAACGAAAACGGGCGTTAGAACGATGGTGATTATTTGCTCTTCGGTCATGAGCCTTATCGACCGAACGCCAATAGAGATAATGCTGAATCGATGAGACGAGCCAACACATTCCGCGAATGAGAATGTGCCCGCTGAATGCGGTGAAAATTAACAGACTTATGAGTATGATCGTTGTAAGCATGCGGCATTGTAACGACTGGCCTTCCCGATAGATGTTAAATAGTTCACAGGAGCAGAAGGATGAATGATAACCCACAACCGCAAGGAAATTGGCTGACGCGCATGTTATCGCCGACGCCGACTTCAACGGCCGGCATGATGCAGAATCAAGACCTCTACAACATGCACGTACAGCAAGCGCTAGCCAAAGGCTCGCAGCCGCTCAGCCGCGCGCAATTCCTCCAGGCGTTGCAGACCAATCCGAAAATCGCCTCAGACATTCAGAGGGCCGGGATGCCTTCTGATTATTAGGCCTCCGCGATGGAGCCAGACGCAGAAATGGAGCGCCCTCGCGTTCAGCGACATGACGATACAGTCATGAAAAGCATTGGGAACATTATCAGCGCTCTCGTGGTTGCTGTGCTGGTATGGGTTGGCGTCACCATCCGCGATATTCAAACTTCTTTCGTGGCGCTGCCAACGATCTTTGCGCTCCGCACTGAATTGAACGATGTTAGAAATGAAGCAAGACAACGCAACGATATGCAGGACGCCGAAATCAAGCGCGTAAGCGATGAGCAGCAACGTCGGACTTTCTTGTTCGGCGGGAAAATCCAGGATAAGAAAAATGCACATTGAACTACTCCGCAGCACCTTCGATGATGATTGCACGCTTGGCACATTATCGCTAGATGGAAAGTTCGAATGCTTCACGCTGGAGGATGTTGACCGGCATCTCGAGGACCCAAAGAAAGGGGTAAAAGTTTATGGCAATACTGCAATTCCGCGCGGCGTCTACAAAGTCATCATCAACAAATCGACGCGGTTCAAACGTGATATGCCTCTCCTCCTTCAAGTCCCGTACTTCGAAGGCATTAGAATCCACTCAGGCAACACGTCAGCGGATACCGATGGATGCATCCTCTTGGGCGATACTCGCGCTAACGATCGCATCGGCGAATCTCGCATTGCTTTTGATCGCTTCTTCGCTAAGCTCCGCGCTGCAATCGATGGAAACGAAGAAGTCATTATCGAGGTTAGATAATGGACGCTAGCGGCGCGTTATCGTTTCTGCAAAAAGCGCTCCCATGGATCGGGGCAGCGGCAACCGGGAATGTTCCCGCTCTTGTAGGATTGGCGGCGAATGCTGTTGGTAATGCCATTGGGAGGCCGGTAGATGCTGATAGCGCCGCCATTACGCAAGCGGTAGCGAATGCATCGCCGGAAGAAATTCTGAAGCTCAGAGCCGCTGATGATGAGTTCAAGGCCAAAATGCAGGCGCTCGGATTCGCGCACGAAGAAGAAATGGCGCGGCTGGGAATATCCGAGCAACAAATGTATGTTGCCGATACTTCAGACGCGCGCCATGCGTATGCCGATAGCGCAGGCGTCTATCGACTAGGCGTCGTCATTCTGCTGACATTCGCGGCATTGATGAGCGCCGTTTTATACCAATGCTACGAAATGATTGTAGGCGGGATGCAAATTAAAGAGCCCGGAACAGTGGCGGTCATCTTCACGCTTATTGGAACAATCGTGGGCTATCTTGCATCGAATGCGCAGCAAGTTGTCAATTTCTTCTTCGGATCGAGCCATGGAAGCCAAACCAAAACGGACTCCATGAGTAAGTCTATAATAGACCTGTCAGCTCAGTTAAAGAGCAAGAAATAAGCGCCTGACATAGGAGACTCATCATGAAAACCGTACTCGTCACCATTGCAACCGTTCCACAGCTTTTCCCGTCAGGCACTACCATTGGCAACTTCCGCTATTCGCTATCCAATGGAGCAACGCAAGATTCCGCATCGCTTTCCGTAACATTTGCCGACGTTGCGCCAGGAACCTATACGGTATCCGCGCAAAGAATGGATGCCTCGAATAGCCTTCTTGGCTCGCCAATCATCAGTGATGCTTTCACCATTACAGACGATGTGTCGATTGACGTACCATCAACCGTGAGCATCACTCTGTCGTGAGACGTTTCGCATGGAGGCTGATTTTCTGGCTTCTGCGTCGCCTGGGGTTTCGGGCCATTGAAACCCCGGCGAAGATGTCAATATCAATTAAATGATGGTGACCGGAGCTAATCCCGGCTTGTGCGATCCCGCCTCGACGGTCCACGGATAACAACCCCGTTCTTCTATAGTTCACGATGTAGCCTTTGCGCGCGCTGCTAAAGGGCTTATGTTCACCTTTCCGGTTAGCTCCGGAATTCACCATCATCTTAGAGCGCTAAACGCTCTAAGATGATAATCCTCCCCACTGAGGCGGGGGAGGTTAACCGTAGCCCATTTCGCGTTTCTTGTTGCCTCACCGCCGGACTAGACTACCGCGACCTCGCATCTTACATGCCCCCCCAGATTACGCGCTGGAGGACTGCCCAACTTTCTCATTCGCCCATATAACATCAAAAGATTCCATAGCCTTTTCTGGCGTATCCCCAAACGCACAAACTCCTTCCTGTAAATTATCGCCATACAATACACACCATTGATTACCCTCCGGGAATATTTGTGGGCGCATTAACACGCTAGGGCGTCTCATTTCGAGCGCTGTATGCCGATGTTCATTTGCTGTACAAGCAATTTCCTGTACCAGTATTTCTTTAGACATAGAAATATCGAAAGCTTGGCGCGCTGCATCGGCTACAACTTCCCCGATATTACCGCCAGTTATTCGACTTCTTACAGCATCATAGATTGCTTGATAACTATCCATAATATTCTCCCATTAGCTTATTAAAGAAACCATCAAGGAAACGGGCCGTGCTGGTTAACGACTAGCGGGCCTTCCGAGGAGCGCCGCGCTACACTTCCGATTTCTCGACTTTGTAAGTGTCCGGCCACTATCCCGCTCTGCTTTTTTGTGCGCGTCTATCCACGCCGCCGCTTCCTTCATGACTCTACTTTTGCGGATACTTACGTTTTAACTTAACCCAGTTATCCAAATCATATCTACTAAACGACAGGTTCCCCTTAATACAGCAAGGAAAGCCGTGCCCGTTAAAATACCCGCGCGGACAGGGTATAATTCCCCCACTTCTATGTAAATCCCGGCTAGTAGTTATTTGGCCTGAGCCGTTACACAAATCACAAATTGTTCCTTCTAAAGATTTATCCCATCGTTTCATTTATGACTCTACTTCACATCTACGATGAATTGGCCACCATTATTGCACTCAACCATATACCGTGAATCAGCATCCTTAGTCATGTGAATGTAAATATCCTTTACTCCTCTGTTCTGCTTACATACTTCAGACGCCTTCGCAATCTTTTCTGGAGTAGTTACGACTCCACACGCGGACAGCATCAGTAGCAATATTGTTGTGAGGGTTTTCATTCCGCTTCCGGCAATGGTTTCATTTTTGACATTATCATCTCAGCATCTTTCTCAACCTGTTCCAACATTTCATCAGTCCATACCGGCGGATCATCCTCCAGCGCTTCAATAGCCTCTATACACCTGCCCATCACTGCAACTTTATAGATGCTCCGCGCATTTTTTATCAACCGAGCTATCACTTTAACGCAGCGCTTACGCTCTTCCGCTCGAACTTGCTCGACCAAATCAGCGCGAACATATTTAATTTCTACACCGCCAATTGACTGGAAATATACAGCCGATACTCCATCGCCGTCTTCGTCAAACGCATCTTTGAAATCTGGAAGTTCTCGCCCTTCGTGCTCGTCAAATATAGAAAGCCAAAGATTTTCCGGCCAAGTTTTAAGGTTGCTCATTCTAAGTCTCGCAATATGCCTATACAATCCTGAACCCCGTCAGCAAGTTCTAACTGATGCTTATCCATCCTATATTTCTTTTCAGCTTCGCAGGCCTGAATGCATCTCTCCCGCTCCTCCGCGCGGGCCTTCTCCACAGCATCCTTTATTGCTTGCTGCGCATCTTCGTAAAATACCAATGCCCCCGTTTCTGACGGTTCGAAGGACGCTGGCGATTGATGTGGGGTGCTGCACGCCCTATAGCGTTTCATATTTCCTCCCCATCCTCCAGCGCTAGAATCGTTGCATTGACATTATCAATGGCAAGTTGCCATCCACGACTTACTTCTCCACTGCTGAGGCGAGATAGCTTTAGTCTTGACGCTATTACTGAAATGATTCGCTTACGTTCCTCCTTCCTCGCTTTCTCCGCAGCCTCTTTAAGCGCTGCTATGGCTTCTTCATAGGTCACATAATCACCGTCAGTGGCTTCCGTCATTGACACAAATGAGCAGTGCGTTTCAGACGGAACTTTAATATCGTAGCGCTTCATTCAACCCCCTCCCCATTCTCCGCATCGTTAGCTTTCATGACTTCGCATGCTCTATCCAAGTCCTCAAGTCCGCCGATAAATTTGACTTTATCTACACCATTGAAGCGAAGCACTCTCCTCGCCGCTTCAAAGACTGCGCGAAGCTTCTCGTTCTCCTCCTTCAACGCTACTATGCCTTTAACAACATCTTCAAAGCTCGCCGGTCCCTCTGCTCCGACGATTTCAATCAACGCTTGTGTAGAAGTTCGAAGCTGTTCTTGCAAGGAGTGTGCAGCTCGGGCGGTCTTGTGTAACCTAGCCACGCTCTCTTTAAGATACTGCATACGAAAGTTGTCTCTGTTTAAAAGGGTTTCTATCTCTGCAACCTCTTCCAAACTCATCAATTCTTCATTCATTGCCCCAGCTCCTTCCATCGTTTCTTAGCCGCCTCTAGACGTTTCTTGGCTTCCGCGAAATTCATCTCAGCGCGTCGAAGCTCTTGCCATTCATCAAAAATATATGGCACAACTTTCTTTTGAGCACGGACAGAAGCTTTCGCCTTCTCAACTATTTCCGAAATTGAGATACTCACGATTCCTTCCCCTTCATTAAATCAAGAACAGCTTGTGTGGCTTCTTCAGGAGACTCTGAATCAACTATTACAACGAAGATGTCATCTCTACTCGGAAGCTGCACATCATAGCTGCTCCCAAACTGCCCCGGCTCGTTAGAGCCAGTACACTCTAGCCCATGGTATGTAGCATGCGGACAGCGCTTGTTTCCACACCTCTCACAAACAATCATGTTGCGCTGAAGCTGGTCGCCGCCAGATAGCTTGCTACGTCTGGCAGTGTCGCATTGCTCGCAGCCGCATTCGCTCTGCGCTGTTGGAAGTTGTGTGGCTGTGTAGAGAGGCTCAAATCTCCACCAATCAGGGTTATATCCATTTGGCGCGTTTAGCCTAACAGCACGCATCCCGTCGTGAGCGCCAATACCTATTTGCATCCAAGCAACCGGCTCCACGTTCCTCCGCTGCCACTCCTCAATGACGGCCTTTTGAACATTGTGCCAAGTTAAAGATGAAGTTGCTCCAGCCCATGAAGCTGCGTAAGCTTCAGCCGCCACCTCAGCAAGCGTCTTTTCTTCGTTGCTCATCCTATTTGCTCCCTGCCTTAGTGTCTGAAAAATCTAACGCGAGCTGGTTAGCTAATGCCGCCGCGCGTTTCAACTCTTCAATCAGCCTCAGCGCATCAATCGAATCTAGAGAGCCAAGATCGATTGTTGTCTTTCCAGCAGTAAGCTGCACTGAAAGTCCTTGCCATGGCCATTTTCTGCTTATTGAAAATTCAATTGGTTTGCTCATCCCTTCCCCTCCATCCACCGCGTCACAAAATCACTATATGGCTTCTCATTACCACACACATCGCAAATAAATAGAGTCTTCTCTTTATTCGCCGTGCGACAACGATGCTTGCATATTAGGCGCTTAACTAATCTCTCGAATATCAGCCAGAACTTCATCTCTCCCCCTCCATCGCCGCAAGAATTAATCTTTCTTCTCTAGCTAGTTCTTCACAAGCATTTTTAACGTGCACTAACCGCCCATTTGTTTCTTTGGCATACGAATCAACCGATGCATCATCGTCGGCAAATCTTCGTGCTTTGGCCATGTCAGTCGTCCAGAAAAATGAGTATCCAAATCCAGATGCATAATTCCATCCTTCGAGATACTTTTTACGCTTTACAATCACGTAAGCCATTACAATTTCCTCGGCCACTTCTTATCATGCTCTCTAAGCGCAGCCGCAGCTATGCTCATCTGGTCTTCTTCGCTCAATTGGCGGAACGGTGAGACCTTAGGGAAGCGAGCCTTGTATGCTTGATAAGCTTCGCGAGTGAGTCGCTGCTTCGCGGTCTCCTTCAACGGCTTTGAGTAGACTGCCCTATCTGGTCCGCTGGCCAGATCAATACCAATCTCTTTATGCTTGCCGCCACGGCCAAAACCGGCCGCATCTAATACATCATGCAAGGTAGGTTCCGCTTGCTGCACAGAAAAATCATTTAACGGATTGTGGTATGGGCCTGTAGTTATAACAGGCTGAGAGCGCTTAACGAGCCGGACGGCGACAATCCTGGAAACAGAGGTCGTTTCGAAGTACAAATATTTTGCAGGGTGAGACGCCAACATGATAGTTCCCGATTCGAATCTAAGCTCAAATTCTCCTTTCTTCGCCCCCTCAATCTCCTTCGGCATATTCCCGCCGATAACTGGTATCCACCCATCGGTGAGACGCCACGCCATGATGTCATACGCCCTTCCGCCATGACTCCACAGTAGGTCTCGTACTCCCTTTGTCGAGATTAAACCGCCATTTCTGACCTTTAATTCAAACCCCCCCGCCTTCGCCCAAGGGATTGGGCAATCGCCGCCATCGTGCGGAATCCAGCCATCATTGATTTCTTTGCATCCACCAGGATAGATGGCGGAAAATTTTTCGGCAGCTAACCGCAAAGTCTCTTGATGGATGTTTTCAGCCACGCTTGCAAGAAGCTTATTGCTCATTTCTTTGCCTCCGTAAAATTGCGGATTTTTCTGCATTCCACTGTTCATTTTGCGCCAAACATGCGGATTGTGCATGTGAACAAGTTCATGTTTTTAGGCGAAACATCTGTTTAAATTGAACGTTCGAATAGGGCTCCGATTAACTTAAAATTAGTCGCCATTCATAGACGAGCGCATAAAAAATGCGGATTTTTCTGTATTCATTTGTGATTTAACCTTGCGCATTAAAATTGGATGAATGAATAGTTGTTTACGCGATCCGACATTCACCATGTATGCGCATGGTTCTAGAACGTAGCCGAATTGTTTGGCCCATTTTTTCTGAATTCTTAGGTGATAATTTGGATTTTGATTGCGTTTTCTATGGGGTCGTTTTGGAGTATCGCCATATTTCTCACAATGGACGCTTTCGAAAATTTGGAAATCCCCGAATGGAATGCACCCCTCTTGGCCCGCTGGCGTATTACCTGAATGGATTCTGATCCCGGCAAATAGCATATCTATGCTTTCAAGTTTGGGCGAGTGGAGAAATTGGCAGACTCAATGGATTTAAAATCCATTTCCCTCGGGAGTGCGGGTTCGAGTCCCGCCTCGCCCACCATCACAATTTCTCAATCAACGCATCGGCGCATCTAATCGCGAGAGTAGCCACACAATCGGGATCGGGTGTATACATGGAATCCATCTTTATATTCGCCAAAATCCCTTGAAGCGCCGCTGTTGCGATGTAAGCGCGAAGATCAATGCCTTCGGTTCGCGCGGTTTCCAATTCAGTAACGCGCGCTGACGGGAACACTTTATCCTCTGGCTTCATTTTCATTCATCCCCTGGCGGGTTGTGCTTAACATAGAACTTCCTTGAAGCTCGTTAAATTCTTTCCTGCTAATCCACATTATTTTTTCTCCTTAATCACTCTGCACGAAATCGTATTTTCTTCATCGATAATGAACACACCGAAGTTATCGCATGCGTCATATACTGCGGCTCTCTGCGCAGCCAAGCCGCCTTTGAAAAAACAAAAACTGATAATAATGACAAATAGGGTAGTTACGATAGTTTCATACATTCTTCTTCCTTCCCATTCTGTTGATAAGTTCCCTTCGTCCTTCAACGTCCATATGTGCGTATCTGTTAGTGGCCTGCAATGATGTATGGCCGAGAACCTCGGCAACTTGCCTTAAGTTAGCACCGTGCCTCGTGAGCAGCTCAGAAGCGAGAGAATGCCTCATTGTATGCATCGTAACTTCCGGCATTCCAGCAGCTTCTCGCGCTTCTTCAAAATGCTTGTAATATGTCCTATCGTGCTTCCCGAACGGAAGCCGCTTGAGGTACACATTCAGCTTCGGATGAATCGGGACCATATGCGGCTTTCCGTTCTTTAATCTGCCAAGATCGAATAGATCGCCGCGAATGCTTTTTCGAGTCATGCGAAGAATCCCCTCGCGCCATCGCAGGCCGGTGTAGAACGCAATCATGATGATTGCCCGCGTCTCTAAGTCCTTACACGCTCGCGCCAGCCGCAATACCTCAGCCCTCTCCTTGTAGACATGCCGCTCATTATTAACCGTTGGAAACTCCATCCGATCGGTGTAGTCTCGATCACCGATGGAATGCTTCTTATATGCATACCGAAGAGCAGCTCGCAGATAAGCAAGCCGATTGCGAATCGTAGCTGGCGCGAAATGCGGATTATCTTTCGCGTACATTTGCGAGACCTGTGGGACTTCATCAAGAGCCCTCCCGGCGTACCATGGATGCAATAAAACAAATTCCTGGCGCATTTTTGCGAAGTTCGCCAGATGTGTTTTGTTCTCTAGGTAAATTTGCACGGCTTCTTCGATCAGTCTTTTCGGCTGTTCGATACCGCTAGCTTCAGCATAGATGCGCGCCGTCTCTTGGCGGTCGAATGTTTCCGCGCGGGATCGAGTCCAGCCTTCCGGAAGTAAGCGACTAGTCCGGATTCTTTGCCCATTGATGAGGCGGTTAAATTCGTAGCGCCAGCGACCGGCGTTGCCCGCTTTCTTTTCCCATTTGATCGGCATGACTGCTTATATTTCTCGATGTCTATTCGTTCAAACCTAACCGCGCCGCCGAATCGGTAATGCGGGATTTTTCCTTCTTCGGCAAGGCAATATATTTGCCGCGCAGAAATGCCCAACAATACCGCCGCCTCCTTCGCCGTTAAAGGCATTGATGCTTGCATATTGATTCCCCTCTCGTGAGTGATCATTGCGGCGCTCTAGCCATTTTGGGATTTCTCTGCCTGCGTCCACAATCTTTCGGGTTTCCTGTGCGAGCGTTCCGACTTGCTCTGCGCATCGAAATGTTCGCCCGTATCGATTCTTTGCTTCTTCGAGTTTCTGCTCATGCGTGAGCCCTTCGCACCATGGGCGTTGCCGTCGAGGAAGATTCATTTCAGCTCCTTTCGCTTAAATAAACATCAATCATCGCCGCCGACCAAAAAAAGAATCCGCCCATCTACCGACAAACCAGCCTGCAATTGCCGCTGGAAGCGCTCCATATATGAGCGCAATATTGAACAAGAAAAGAACGTAATCAATGATTACAACTACGCAGAGACAAAGCCATGCGATGACCATGAACTCTTTGAGATCGTGCTTATTAATCTGGAATTTTCTGATCATTCCACGCCTCCATTGCGTTTGAAATGGCCCATGCTTCGCCGACCTTCTGCGGATTAACGCATTCGCGCGCCGCCCTGGCGGACCAATGCCGCACGCATTCCGGCGCAAGGACATCTTGTCCGCGCAAGATGAATATTGGCTCTCCAGCTTCGAGGATGGCGCGTAACTTATGCAATTGCTCATCTATTTTTTGTTTCTCTTCTTGAGTCATTTCTTATCCCCACAAAAAAGGCGCTCCGGCGCACATCGCAAGGCAGCGGGGAGGGAATTGCAACCTCGCGCAGGCCGGAGCATTGATGTTAGCCGGAGCCGTAGCCGTAGCCGTCGCCGTCGCCGTAGCCGTCGCCGTAGCCGGAGCCGGAGCCGTCGCCGTAGCCGTCGCCGTAGCCGTCGCCGTAGCCGTCGCCGGAGCCGTCGCCGTAGCCGTCGCCGTAGCCGTCGCCGTAGCCGTCGCCGTAGCCGTCGCCGTAGCCGGAGCCGGAGCCGTAGCCGTCGCCGTCGCCGTCGCCGGAGCCGGAGCCGTAGCCGTAGCCGGAGCCGGAGCCGTAGCCGTCGCCGGAGCCGGAGCCGGATCCGTCGCCGGAGCCGTCGCCTACTGTTCCCATACGTCCTCCTTTCTTAGCCGTAGCCGTAGCCGGAGCATTGATGTTAGCCGTAGCCGTCGCCGTAGCCGTCGCCGTCGCCGTCGCCGTAGCCGTAGCCTGAGCCGGAGCCGTAGCCGTCGCCGTAGCCTGAGCCGGAGCCGTAGCCGGAGCCGTGGCCGTAGCCGTAGTCGTAGCCGTAGTCTACTGTCCCCATACTGGCACCGATTTAATTGATGCTTGCGCGGATTCTGTAGTCGGTATTATTTCTATCCATTCTGAAAGAATAACCTCTGCAACCTCGCATGGAAATTTGCAATCGTTCGGGCGCTTAACGCCTTCCATTGCTAGTTGGCTAAGGCTCGCTGCGCCGCTCCAATACCACAAACGCCGCGCGTCCTTAACCGTAACCTCTGTTTCGCTTTTCGCCGTCAAAATACCCGCAAATACTCCGGCGCTTCTCGTTCTGACTATTACGTGTTTTCCTATCATAATTTCCTCTTTAGTTGTTAACGCTAACGATCCGACTGCAACGGAATTCCTAATTCCTCACCTAGTTGAATGTATCTTTCAGAGGTCCTCTCCGCTTTGAAGCGGCGCATTATTCCTTTGTCCTCGACAATCCATTGATCAATACCCCAATGGCCTCCGCCCTCATCCATATAGCAATGGATAAACGGGATTCGGAATCTATTCGCAAATGCCGACATGATCGGGAATGGCGGTCTCCACGCCGTATCGAATTGTAATGATGAATGTAGATTATCGTGCGTCACCGAGCATTGATACGCGTTCCATTTGGTTCCCCAGTTCTCTTGATTCCAGGAATGCCAATTGCACGGGAACTCTTCTTCATCCTTTGAAGTGGTGGAGCTCAAATAAATGTGCGGCGGCTGCGGGATTAGTAAACGGAAATCCAATTCCCCCGAGGGGGAGACAATATCAACGCAATGACAATAGATCGAATCAACAATTATTTTGTTAGTGATATGATTTGGCATTTCCGCCCCTTAAATGGTTAACTGAATTCCCAACTCTTCAACAGAGAATACTTCGACCTTCATCATAAAATCTGAGAACTCATGCACATCGAGCCCGGTAGTCGATAGGCCGATTAATCGGCCATCTGGCGCTTCCTCCATGCCAATGAATTTGGCCTTGAAGTATTCATGCCAAGCCTCATCGCTGTATTGCTTGCCATTGAGCCAAGCGCTCTCGCTAATATCATGCAGCATCCGCCAATACCGAGCATTCTGCTCCTTGCTGCGCTTTGATTTGTATTCTGCAACCGTCACGCCTATCGGATGTCCTGCATCCGCCATGCGCCGCCAATTGGCCTTGAGGAAGGCGTAAAGCGCTTTCGCGTTTTGTTCTTCTCTAAGCACGAATTGGCGGAACAATGCGCCCATCAAGCGACCTCGGCAGCGGCTGCTTTCTTCAGAGCGCTCCTCACCTTCGAATCCAATTGCGACCAGAGCGCGACCTTCTCATCTGCCACTAATCCTGCTTCTGCAATAAATTGATTCGCGCCTATAGGATCGTTATCAGCGACCATTGCTATTACTTCAATCGCCAAACCACGAATATGCGCCTGATCGTCGGCGCTCAGCGATTCCATTGCGCCATCCACTGGCTTATGAGCCGCAGGCAACGGACGCGCCGCCGCCTTCACTTCATGCGTCGTAGCGTCTGAATCATTATCGCCCTCTGTCGGAATGCAGAAGGCTTGCATGCACGCATATTTGTATGCTGCGCTCATTGCCTTGTTCGTGGCTTTATCGGCGCTATCCATGGCCTCGCCAAACACTTTTACCGTATGCCGCGATCCATCGGACGCCGCCACGAAATCAAATTCAACATCAACGGTCACATAGAACAGCACGGCCCCCTTCGTGGTTGTTCGCTCTACGCATTCTCTCGATAGCACGCGCGGCAAAATGCATAACCCAGCGCGAGCTAAGAGCGGTGCAAGGGCGTTGTACATATCGTCGATTCCGCGAAAAGAATAACCTTGTTGCATATTCTTCCGATCCTTCCCGATCCCTTCCCTGGAAAGGTCGAGAGCAACCAAAGTTATCGCTTTGTAAATTTCGTTCATATTCCTCCGCTCCCAATTGTTGCCACCATTGCATTCCCCCATCATCCATTTTGCGCTCCGTTATCTCGCCAGCGCTTGCAAAAAATCAATCGCCCAATTCAGCGCTAATGGTATGCCGACCACAACCAAGATGATGAGGCACACATCACACAGACTATCGAACTTGCTCGTTGGCACGTACCACGGTATGGGTCTATGCACGCTACGCCGCAGCGTCCTGTCTCGCCGCATCCTTCGCGACATTTCCCGCCATTCTTCTTGCTGCATGGCTTCCCCTTTAGTCGCAGTTATATCCTTTTGCTCTCGCAATTTCCGTATCGCGATCCCATGCCGCCATGGCCATGGCCCCAGCGGCTTCTTGTTCTGGCGTTAATGCTACTGGCTCTATGGCTGGCATCACAATTCCGCGCAAGAGACGTATGCGATATTCGATGTCGAACATGACATCTCTGTGCTTCTTGCAACGATGTTTTTCGTAAATAGGATCGCCGACGGCTTTTAAGCCTTCTAGAAACCCCTCCAGCCTTCTTAACTCCTCTTTCGCGTCCATCATCTGATTATGCGCCGCCAGTTCGT